TGGTACTGTACAAAATCAATCAGCATTTAAAAACATCATCATCAATGGTGATATGAGTATTGCTCAAAGAGGAACTTCAACAAGTGGAGTAACAACAACTGATGGTTATTATGCTTGTGATAGATGGTATTCTCAAACCGATACTGGTACTTGGACTATCTCACAATCAACTGATGTGCCAACTGGTCAAGGATTTGTTAATTCATTTAAAATGGATTGCACATCTGCTGGAACTGGTAATGCTGATGAAGTAATGATTAGACAAAAATTTGAAGGTCAAAATTTACAATATTTAAAATATGGAACATCATCTGCTGAAAGTCTTACTTTAAGTTTTTGGATTAAATCAAATAAAACTGGAAATTATTATGTAGCATTAGGTAATTTTAACACAACACAGAATAGAGTAGTTAGTTTTGGTTATAGTATTGATAGTGCAGATACTTGGGAAAAGAAAACAATTACAATTCCAGGAGATACTTCTCAAGGTTTTGATAATTCAAATGTAGAAAATTTTACGTTATTTTGGTTATTTAGTGCTGCTAGTGGTTTTACATCTGGAGGTGTTAGTAACACTTGGACAAATTATGCTGCAAATAGATTTGCTAATTCTGATTTAGCTGGTCTTGGTGGTTCAACAGCTGACGAAGTTTATTTGACAGGAGTACAATTAGAAGTAGGCTCCGCCGCATCTGATTTTGAGTTCTTGCCTGTTGATGTTAATTTAAATAGATGTATGAGATATTACAATGAAATAAATGAAGCTAATAACTCTACAACTTTTATAGCTGGAGCTCATGATGGCACTAATGGTACTGCTATTTGTCCATATGTGTTTCCTGTAAGTATGAGAGCAGCACCAACTGTTAGTTATACAGGAACATTTAATTGCTATGTTGCAAGTGCAGGAACAAATAAATCTGATTTAGGTATTCAAACTGGAACTAGAGGATTAAGAACTTTAGCATCTTCAGTAACTGGTGCTAATGGATATGCTGTACATATAGATTTTGCATCAGGTGCTAAAATACATTTATCAGCGGAGTTATAAATATGAATATAGAAAATATTACAAATGTAGAAAAATTATATTATAAAAATAATTTTTATGCTTACAAAGTATTAACTGGTGAACAAATACACACAGTACCCCTAGACGAAGCAAACACAGATTACCAAGCAATACAAGAGTGGATAGCAGATGGTGGAACAGTAATAGATAATGGAGGTGGAGAGTAATGGCAATAATAACTTTAAATAATAATTCTTTATCTAGTGTAACAGCATTACCTGCTGGTGTAGGTGGTAAGGTTTTGCAAGTTGTGAGTTCTGATAATAGTTATGCAATAGACCATACCTCATCATCTACTGTTGATGTTCCGTCTGCAAGTGGTGTTACTTGGGAAACAGCAATTACACCAAGTTCTACATCTTCAAAAATACTTATATCTTCTAATTTAAGTTTGCAAAGTAGTATTTTTGGTGCTGCTGATTTAAGAAGTTATGTAGATATTCTTTATAAAATAGGTGGTGGTTCATACACAACTTTAAATAATAGACAACATTATTCTATGTATGATTATGGTAATCATGGACTTTCTTATTTAAATAATTTAGTTTTTCAATATTTAATTTCACCATCAACTACATCTGCAATTACTGTAAAATTTACAATCGCATCTGTTAATGCAAGTTGTAGTACATCAGTAAATTATGGAGATAGAAATAGTACATGTGTTTTATATGAGGTAGCTGGATAATGAACAATATAAATAAAGCAATTAAAAAAATAAATCCTAATGCAGAATTTTCTATTGGTGATAATAGCTTAGATGATATTACTTGGCACAATGGAACAACACCTATTCCTAAAGCTGACATAGAAGCTAAAATGGTAGAGGTACAAGCAGAGTATGATGCTAACCAATATCAAAGAGATAGAGTTTATCCTAGCATTGGAGATCAACTAGATATGCTATGGCACTCTATAGATCAAAACCCAGCATTAAAATCTCAATACTTTGATTTCTATGAAGCTATTAAAGCAGTTAAGGTAAAGAATCCTAAGAATGGCTAATAGTTATAAATTTAAAGGTGTTGCGTTAGCAACTACATCAGAAACTACACTACTAACAGCTGCTAGCACCGAAACAATAATTATAAAATCTATTAGAGTTACTAATAATACTGGTAGCACACCAACAGTTTCAATGGATGTAGCAGATAATAGTGCTAGTACAGAATACACAATATTTAACACAAAATCACTTACAGCAAATAATTCAGAGGAGTTATTAAGTGTGCCTTTAGTTTTAGAAAACTCAGATGCACTTAAAGCAACAATAAGCTCAACAGATAGTGTTCACATAAGTATTAGTTATTTAGTTATTACTTAATGAATATAGTAGAAATACCATTATCTGATTTAGATAATGTTTGGAATTTAGTTAAAAAAGATATTGCACAAGCCTTATCATATTCAGGTAATTATACTGATAGTGATTTTGTATTAGAGCAATTAAAACAAAAGAAATTTCAGCTTTGGGTGCTTTGGGATAAGACTAAACAAACAACAACCGATAAATATTATGGTGTTGTAGTTACAGAAATAATCCAAAGAAAATTAAAGCGGTCTTGCAATATATTTATTGTTACAGGCAGACACAGACAAAAATGGCAACACCTAGTTAAAGAACTAGAAAACTTTGCTATTAAAAACAAATGTGATTGCATGGAATTATTTGCTAGACCAGGTTGGGATAAAATAATGAAAAACCATAACTATAAAAGAACTCATGTAGTTCTTGAAAAACAATTAATAAAGGAGAATGAATAATGTCATTTGGCGGTGGAAACTCAGGTGGTGGATCACAAGTACAAAGTGTCAATCCATACAAACCAGCAGAGCCAGCTCTTAATCAAATACTATCAGAAGCTGGTAATCTATATGGACAAGGTGTAAAAGCAGCTGGGTATGTAGCCCCATCACAGCAAACAATTTCTGGTCTTGCTGGCCAAGAATTAATGGGTTCTGCTGCACAACAACAATTAGCAGATACATTATCAGGTAAATATCTAAATCCTTTTTTATCACCTTTACTACAAGGTGCTGGAGCAGATGTAGCAACAGCTATTAATACAGAGTTTAGCGGTGCTGGTAGAACACCAGGATCAGCAATGAATCAACAACAAATAATTGCCGGTATAACAGATGCAGCTTTACCAATGGCGTTTGAGCAGTACGAAAGAGAACGTCAAAGACAATTAGGTATTGCTAGTGCTACACCAACACTTGTGCAAACTGGAGCTCAATTAGAAAATATTGAAAGACAAAGAAACTTAGCACCTTTTGCTGCACTACAACAATATAGTGGTATTGTAAATCCTATAGCAACTGGCTTACCAGTACAAACATCACAAACACAAACATCATCTAATCCTATAACAACTGCTATGGGTGGTGCATTAATCGGAAGTAAATTTGGCGGTATAGGTGCTGCTATCGGTGGTGGTCTAGGATTTTTAGGAGGGTTATTATAATGGATAAATTTAAGAAAATAATTTTTGATATTGAAGTTGATATAGATAGAAAAACTTCAAAGTACATAATGTTATTATTAATACTTAGCGTTCTTGGAATTATATTTTAATGAATGATTTAAAAAAATTTGCTGGACTATTAAATGATGAAGCACCAGAAAATCACTTTCTTGCTTACATCACTCCTGGTGAAAGAGATATGTTGGTAGATGCTGGTGGAGTTAAAACTCCTACACCATCTGGTATTTTTGCATATCCACCTCAAGATAATCAAACTAGCAGTTACGACTCCTCACAAAACACATCAGGCAGAACTTCTTCTACAAGTGGAGCTGGTGGAGGTAGTGGTTATTCTGGTGGTCAAGGTAGGCAAGATACTGAATCTCAATATACTGGAGGTGGGTATGACTCCTCAAAAAATACATCAGGAAGAACAACAACAACAAGTGGTGCTGGGGGAGGAAGTGGTTACATAAACACTTCTAACAATAATGACGATATAGACTCTACTTATACCTCTACAAGTTTTGACGTAACTCCAGAAAAATCAGCAATGGATAAACTAAAAGATTTTATTGCTAGTGGTGGAATAATTGGAAATACTTTTAAAGCTATTTCTAATTTTGCTGAGAGTCATAATAAAAAAAGAAGAAATAATTTTATGTCCACAGCAGATATAAAAGAGTACGAATTAGGTACTGGTAAAAATTGGAATCCTAATAATGTTACTAATAAAGACTCAGCTGAATATAAATATTTAAAAAACGAAACAGATTATTTTCAACAATTTAATAATGATGATAACAGAAACGAAAATGATCCATCTAGTTTTTTTGACAATCCACAAGACGTAACTGAAAGTAATTTAATAAATAATCCTAATCCATTTTCACAAGTTGATAATTATTTTAATAATATGGAATCAAATAATCTAGGTATTTCTCAAAATTTTATGAATAGCTATGATCAAGCAAAAGCAGATTTAGCTAAAACATTAAACATGACAACTAATGCTAGTCAGTTTGGCTACAATGCCAATATGTCATCAAGCAATATCTATTACAACTATCTTAAAGAACAAGGACTATTATAATGGCGGACTCACCTTTTAAAGGCTTACTATACTCACCAGAAGTATTAGGGGGTATTGGTTTATTAACTGCTGGACTATCAGGTCAAAATCCTGGTGCAGCACTTCCGATGATTCAACAAGGTATGAAAACAGCTTCTATGTTTCAAGCTATGGAGGAAGAAGAAGAAAAAAGAAAGTTTAGAAAACAATTTGCTAATCAAGTTCCAGAAGAAGATAAAGCTTTATTTAAAGCATTTCCATTAGAATACATAAAAAATAAAAAGTTTCAAAAACCACAAAAACCTAATTTAGTAACTTTAAAATCACCTGATGGTAAAGATATAAGAAGTTTAAATTTATCTAACCCTAATGATCAAACTACTTTAGAGCAATTATTAAAAGAAAACTATACAGAGTTTAAACAAAATGTAACATCAACAGATGTTAGTGGTTTAAGTAAAGGTACTAAAACAAAAGTTGAAAAAGAACTGCAAGGTGCAGATAAACTTTTAGGTCAGTTACAAGCTACTCAAGCTATGTTTAAAGATGAGTTTTTAACTGTTGGTGGTAAAATTAGGTATCAAAAACTTTTATTACTTGATAAAGCCAATATACCATTAAATCAAGATGATGCTGCATATTTAAGAAGCTACAGTACATGGGATCAAAATAACCTACAATACTTTAACCAATACAGAAAAGAAATTACTGGTGTTGCTGCTGGTGAAAAAGAGATTGCATGGTTAGAAGCATCTATACCTAGTTCTAAAGATACACAAACTACCTACAGAGCTAAGATGAAAAATCAAATTAGAATACAAACAGAGCTACTAGAAAAAGCTAAAGCATTTAAAGAGTCAGGTGGTACAGTTTATAAAATAAATGATAAAGGCGAAAAAGTTTATTCTGAGGGTTTTGGTAAATATCTAAAAAATAAAATAAAACCAAGTGGTGAATACTTAAATGAATTATTTATTTCTTATAAAGTTGATTATAATTACAAACCAGAACAAGCAATACAATTAATGAACATACAGTTCCCTAATCAAAACTGGGAAGAAATTTTACAAAAATATATAGCTGGTCAAACTGGGGGTGCTTTATAATGTCAGATTTTTTAAGTAATTATTACAAAACTATTGACGTTGAAAAAGAAGTAGAAAAACTTTTACCAACAGATGATAAAACTATAGATACAGAAAAAGTAGAAAACCAAGATATATCTATTATTGAGCAATCTTTAGATCCGCTTTTAACTGCATCAAATAAATTTGTTGGTAATGCAGTACAAATATTAGATTTACCTTTTATGCTTTTAGATGCTGTTGATACTGGTAAAGATTTTGTTTTTAAAAAAATGGCAACTGCATCTGGAATGTCAGAAGCTGATCAAAATGAAATTATTGAAAAAAGTAAATTACCAGTAGATGTAACTGAGTTTAGACCAGGTAAATATATTAATGATAATTTTTTAGGTGATGCTGCTAACTATGAGGCTAAAACAACAGTTGGTCAGTTTGCTGGTACTGCTGCTGAATATATGCCTTATGGATTACTTTCTAAAACCCCAAAAGCTAAAACTGTTTTAATGGGTACTGGTGGTGCAAGTGGTTTAATAGATGAAACTGCTACACAAACTTTACAAAGTGAGGGTATGGGTACTGGTGTTGGTGTTGTAAGTAATGTTATATTAGATTTACTTGCACTTAAAAAAGGTAATTTAGCTGGTGTAATTGAGAATGTTTTGCCAGACCAAAAAACAATTAATAATGCAAAAAAAATACAAAAAGATGCAAAAAAATATGGTCTTAATATTACTACTGGTGAAGCAACAGAATCTGCATCTATATTAAAATTAGAGGGTTCTACAAATGCAAACCTTATAGGTAATAAAGTATTAGATGCTCATTGGAAAAACAGACCACAACAATTAAAAAATTATATAACTAACTGGGGTAAAGCTAATGGTTTATTGCCTGACTCAGGTTTAATAACAAGTAGTAGTATTAACGAACAAGTTAAAAAAGTTGCATTACAATTAGATCAACAAAGATCAAAAATGTGGCTTAAATCTGGTGGTGAAAAATTTAATAAAAGCTTCTTTGACTCACAATCAGTAGATAATATTAAAATTGAATTGTTAAAGGTTGCTGAAAATGCACCTGAGGAAATTGCTAAATATTTAACAAGACAAGCAAATGCTATTGGTAAATCAGATGGTAAAGGATCTGTAATAAATAAAATTTATCAAGATTTAAGAGATGGTGGTATTCAATCAGCTAAAGGTGAAAACTTTACAGCTGCTAAAAGTTTTGAAGAAGCTAAAGATGTAATAAAAAAATTATTAGTTACCAATGATGATTGGGTTAGTGCTAATAAAAAATACAGAGTATTTTCTGAAACTTTTGAAAAACCATTAAGTAAAGGTTCAGTAACAGAACTGTTTAACGATCTTAAAAAAGGTAGATGGATTGAAAGCTCTAAAACAAATGCAAATATTTATAAATATATTACATCACCAAATGTTAGATCAGCTGATATAGAAAAATTAGCAACAGCAGTTAATAAAAGTGGTGTTGAGGGTGCTTGGGAAAATATAGCAAGTGATTTCTTTAACAATGCTTTCAATAAAGCTGCTATTGATAATATGAATAGAGGTTTAAATACTGGTAACAATTTTTATAATGCAATTTTAAAAACACCTAGAAACAAAGAAAACTTTACTGAGGTTATGTATCAGTTAGCTTTGACAACAAATAAAAATGTTAAAAAATCTGATGTTCAAAAAGCAGTAACTTCTTTTGCTAATGTTTTAAAAGCTAGTGGAGCTGGTGGTAAAGTAGGTTCTACAACTGCTACAAACATAGGTGCTAAAGAACAATTAAGTAAAACACCATTTGATGTCATAGAGGGTTTTGCATTAACTGGTATTAAAAAATGGTTTGGCGAAAGAGCATATAGTAAATCATCACAAGAAATTGCAGAAGCTCTTGTTAGTAAAGATGGTATTAATGCTTTTATAGATTTAGCTCAAAATTGGAAAAACAAAAACAAAGCTGTAAGTTTGATAAGAGCTTTAACTATTGGAACTGATGAGTTAGAATAATGCCGACACAATCACAAAAAAACACAGAGCAAATTATAAAGTTACAAGGTGAGATCAAACTCATACACAACAAGATTTCAGTAATAAAGGATAATCATTTAGCTCACTTAGATATTAAGGTGGATAATGTTTATAAACTTTTATGGGCAGTAGGTCTAATAAGCCTAAGTTCCTTGATAAGCCTAGTAGTAAATCTACTAAGCTAACAACAAATATCAAAGGCACAATTGGTGAGTACCAAGAAATAGTTAATTTGACTAAACAAGGTTATTGGGTGGCCAAAGCTTGTGATCCACAATGTCCATTTGATTTAGTAACAGTTTCGCCTGATGGCAAAGTCAAATTGCTTGACATTAAAACTAATACATATCGCAAAAACGTAAAATCGTACCGCAGAAAAATTTGGCGTACACCATCTGCTAAGCAAAAGAAATTAGGAATAAAAATTGTGATGGTAGATCATGGTAACGAACAAAATTAAATTATTTGTAAATAAATTTTCTTTAGCCTGGATAGCTTGTATGCTTTGTATGGTTAGAGGAGATTTGTCAGTATTAAACATAGGTCATGCAATAGTAGCTTCTAAAACAGGAACGCTTACAGGCATAATTGTTGTACTGATGTCATTAATAAAATTACAGTTTAAATATAAACTTCCTATATTTATGTTTATAGGTTGTTTTATTGGCGATCTAATCACCCATGATACACACTATGGTTATTGGTGGACAGAAGCAGCTATTACAGCATTGGTTGCATCATCGCTTAGTTTCGCATTAACATTTACACCAGCTGGTAAAAAAATTGAAGAATTTTTAAAATGAAAAATTTTAAACTATCAGAAGATACAGGAATACAATTACCAGCAAAGAATCTTTTAATGATTGTAGCTGGTGCAGTAATTGCAACAGTAAGTTTTTTTGAATTAGAAAATAGGATTGGCTCACTTGAAACAAGTAGAGAATTATTTCAAGCTGATCTACTAAAAAAGTCAGAACAATTACCTACTGATCAAGAGCAATTTATGTTGCTAGAACATATAGCTTCACAACTAGAGTCTGTGCAAAAAGAAATGGAACTCATGAGAAACAACAATGTAAATATTAAATACGCCATGAGTGACATAGAGAAAATTAAAGAACAATTAGAAATCATAAAAGATAAAGTTAGAGCTAATGGAGATCATTAATGGAGCAGATAGTTATAGCTTTATTAATGCTAGTTAATAATGAAATTAATGAAGCAAGATTACAACCAGATTTAAGCACTTGCCTATCTGGTAAGCGAAAAGCAAATCGTAGCAATACTGGAACTAATGTTGAATACAGATGTATCAAATCAAAAGCAGAGCTAGAAAAAAACATTGATGGCTCTTATTCAATTAAAAAACTTATTTTAGAATAAAATGTTAGATAAAATTATTTATAAATTATTTGGTTATTTAGATTCTTTTGCGGATCACTTAGATAAAATAATATTTCCAAAACCTAAAAAAAGAAAAAAAAAGAAATGTAAGAATTGTAAATGCAATTGTCATTGCAAAGATGATTTACACATAAATAAATTTGACCAGGAACTTTGTAACTGTGAGGGTTGTAAATGCTAGGAGAAGATTATGACAGTTATAGAAAAAATTCTTTTAGCAATAGAGTGCTTTTGCCGAAAAATCTATTCTAAGGTTTGGTACTACCGAATTGTATTCACAACAAATCTAACAAGGAAAACTAATGTACGAAGAAGTAAAAGAAGAAATTAAGCTTTGTGAGGGTTATGTAAATAAGATTTACCAATGCTCAGAGGGTTTTGATACTATTTTTTATGGACACAAAATAACACCTGATGATGATTATGAACATGGTATTCAATACACTAAACAAGAGGGTGAGCTTGTATTTGAAAGAGATTTCCAAAGAACACTAGAAGCTGCCGAAAGACTTATTGGTGATAGAGCTATTAATAACATGGCTAAAGAAGTTATTATAAATATGGTCTATCAAATAGGTGAGGGTGGCGTATCTAAATTTAAGAATATGTGGAAAGCACTAGACACTAAAGATTATGGTGAAGCTAGTTTCCAAATGCTTGACAGTTTATGGGCAAAACAAACTCCAGCTAGAGCTGGTAAGCTTGCCGGTAAAATGAGAGCAGCAAAGGAGGTCTAATGTGGTTAAGTGCAATTAAACTAGCTTTAAACGCTGGTACTCATATCTATAAAAAGAAACAAGAAACTAAAATGCTAATGGCAGATGCTCAAGCTAATCATGCCTCTAAGATGGCACAAGGACAGCTTGAATACTCTGGCAAACTTTTAGAAGCCAGGCAAAATGATTACAAAGATGAGGTAGTTCTTGCCATACTAACTTTGCCAATTCTAGTTTTAGCGTATGGAGTTTGGTTTGGTGATGAATCTTCTATGGATAAGATTAATTTATTTTTTGAACATTTTAACAATTTTCCCCAATGGTTTGTAAATCTCTGGATTCTTGTAGTTGCTTCAATATATGGAATTAAAGGAACACAGATATTTCAAAACAGAGGTGTAGGCAAAAAATAATAAATGTCTGACAACCTAGATTTGATTAACGAATATAAAGAACAAGTTCGTATCTTAAAGCAAGAAGTAGCTGAGCTACAAGATGCTGGTAAGTCTAAGGACTCTGCTAATAAAAGATGCTTACAGAAACTTGAACATTCACAACAAGACTTAGATCAAGCTAATAAAAAAATAACAGAGTTAGAAGATCAACTACATAAAATTAATAAGAAAGACAATGAATGAAATTTGTATTAGTGGTAATATTTTGCTCTGCCTTAGAACAAAATTGCTTACCACCACAAACAGCATCACAACACAGCACCTGGTACGATTGTATGATGGCCGGCTATAACAAAGCACAGACTTATACAGAAGATGTAGGTATGCAAAAAACAAATGAATATAAGTTGTATGTACAGTTTCAATGCAAAACTGTTAAGGAGGTCTAATGGCAACTCCATCATGGCAGCGTAAAGCTGGTAAATCTAAATCTGGTGGACTTAATGCAAAAGGTAGAGCTAGCTATAATAGAGCTACTGGTGGCAATCTAAAAGCACCAGTTACTACTAAACCAAGTAAATTAAAAAAGGGTAGTAAGGCAGCTAACAGACGTAAATCATTTTGTGCAAGGATGTTAGGTATGAAGAAAAGACTTACATCTGCCAAGACCGCAAGAGATCCTAATTCAAGAATTAACAAAGCTCTTAGAAAATGGAACTGCTAAGTGTCAAAAAAATTATGGAAGAAAACTAACATCTTAACTGATGTTGGTAAGTGTAGGTATTGCTCAGACAATATTGTTAATACAGATTCATTTGTAAGTTTTTACCCAGAGGGTCATGCTCATTATCTTTGTATGAAGAAAGATGACCATAACAAACAATTAAATAAGGATAAATAAACTATGGCAAAAAGAAAAGGTCTTTACGCTAATATCGCAGCAAAGCGTAAAAGAATTAAAGCTGGTAGCGGTGAACGAATGAGAAAAGTAGGTTCTAAAGGAGCTCCAACTGCTGCTAATTTTAAAAGAGCTGCAAAGACAGCTAAAAAACCAACAAAGAAAAAGAGGTAAATAATGGCAAGTAAATTTTTAAAACAAAACTTTAAATCTATGAATGAGGAAGATAAAGATAAGTTTAACAAAGAAGCTACAAAAGTTTTTAATGAATACAGAAAAAAAATAACTGGAGTTGCAGCTGGTGAAAAAGAGTTAGAGTTTTTAAACAAATCTCTACCTAAAAATATTTCTTCATTAAATGCTATGAAAAAATTATTAGAAGAACAAATGTAATTACCGAATAGGAATATCTACTTATTAAGTAGGTATAGTTCTAGCTTTAGCTAGTGGGAAAGGGTGGGTACAGAATCAATTGGTATAGGTATAATTGGACTCTGAATTAATGATGTTATAGTATTGATTCTGAGAAAAGATAAAAACTAACAATTGTGAACTATACCAATAATATACCAAGTAGCAGATTTGCTAGTAATAATAAGAGTAATTTTATTGTTATTAGTGATTACAAATCAATTGCTCTACCAACTGAGCTACAAGGGCATTTAGAAAAAGCTTATATATATAGCCGAATTGAATCGCAAGATTCTTTTCGGCTTTTTTTTTATGCCCAAAATATAAATAGAATCATTGCGTTCTATACCTTTTTTATACCCTTGCTAGCTATACTTTGGAAATACCCATTACAAAATGATTGGGAAATAAGGGAAATAACACCAATTGATTATTTGCAATACTGTTATAGGTATAGTATAACATTGTTATAACTTAATAAATATAGGAGAGAAAAATGATTAAAGTTCAAATAAAAGATAAGCAAGATGTTGTTACTAATAAAACTTATTATGACAAAATGGATCTGTGTTGGGATTTAAGATTTATTTTAGATTTTCCTTTACACAAAAATTATAGAGAAGATTTATCTAATAAAATTTGTGATCTAAATTTTGGACAATCTTACAAAATTTTTGGTTATGAGTTTAAATTAATAACTCTAAGCAAACCTCAACCAAAACTTCCAATTGATGAGCTAGAGGAATGTCAAAAAGAAAATGAGTTAAACTATTATGGAGGTAGAGCATGACATTTATTTTTAAGCACCCAAGAAAATACAAAAAAGAAAAAGCAATTACATCTGATTTGTTTGGAATTGAGGAATGTCCAAATTGTGATGGTTCTGGTCAGATTCCTGTTCAAGGTAAAGAGCATGAAGAAAGAACAGAAGATTGCGATATTTGTAATAGAGAAAATTAACAAGGAGAGAGTATGGAACTACAAATTAGACCAGTACAAAAAAATGGTAAAAGAATATGGCGTTATTCTTATTGGGGTATAGATGGTAAAGTTAAGTTTATATCCCATAAAAATAAATCTGTATTAGAGTCATTAGCTAAAGAAAAAGTAACTGAGGTTGGTGTATTTAAAACATCATCCTCACAAGTATTTTTAAGTGAAGCTAATATAGCTTTTATGCAGCACCAAAAATACAAACAGTTAGAAAATAAAATCCAACCCTCTACTGTTGGTGAATATAGTAGCTTTTATATCAATCACATTTTACCTTTTTTTGAAAATGTAGATATAAGAACTATTGATAAGCATAAGGTATTTGAGTTTATAGATTACTTAAAAAATAAGATCCTAAAAGCTCAAATTAAATCTAGTACCGCTAGGAAGATATTTAATACTTTAAGCTTAATTATTCAGCACCAGGTAGATACTGATAAGTTAGCTAAGAATATCTGCAAAGATAAAGATTACTTAGTTACTATTGTTACACCCAAAAAAATTACAAAAGCATTGGATTTTCATGAGTGGTCGTTAGAGAGAGTGTCTAATATTGTTAGCGGTATAAGTAATAAAATGATTCAAATTATCTGTATGGTTCTGCTTGAAACTGCTTGCAGACCAAGTGAGGCCAGAGCCTTAGATAGAAAAAGCTTATTGTTTAAAGGCAATATACCAATGATTAGATTTGATAAAGCGGTCAAAGCTAAAAAGAAACTTGGCGATACTAAGACAGTTAATGGTAATAGAACTTTAGTTATTTCTACTGCACTTAAAGATGTTTTGACAGATTATGTTAATTCTTTGCCTAGCAAACAATCTATATTGTTTCTTAATAGCAAAGGTAAATATATATGTATTGAAGCTATTATTAGCCACTTAGAGAGGGTGCTAGCTAAAAATAAGGTGCAACTACCCATAGATAGAAAGTCGTACTTCTTTCGCCATTTCACAGCTACTTACTGGGCATATACCGGCAAGTACACTAACGCTATAGATTTGGCAAAAGCACTAGGGGATAAGGATATTAACTTTGTCCAGGACACTTACATCAAACCATATCAAAGCAATGGTGATGAAGTGCAGAACATTGATTATCAAAACAAACACTACAATTGGAAATAATATGACAATTAAAAATGA